AGAAAAAGGGATTAGTGGAAGATTGTCCTATGGTTTTGAATAAGAGTGAGGAATATCGTGCTGATCAGGATTATCTGTTGGAATTTACTAAGGAGAAGGTCATCAAGGAGCAGTCCAGTAAGATTAAGCAGACTGAATTGCGTGAAACATTCAAGCAGTGGTATTCTCTACAATATGGCAAGGGTGTTCCTCAGGGCAGAGAGCTATTCAAGTATATGGATAAGGCATTTGGTAAACGAGTAAAAGGAGCATGGCAAGGCGTGGCTATTAATTATGAGAATGATGAAGAAGATGTTGATGATATTTAGACTGAAAATAATATAATATGATACAACCATTTTTTTCATATGAAAAAAATTGATAGTTAAAAACTATACAAATAGTTTTTAATTATCGTAACTTTACAATTATGAGCACCACATGCGTTTTTGAAAAAGGAAATGTTGGCTATGATGAATATTTGATTGCCGTTTTGCTTCAACGCACAACACAGTTGCCCATTCCTGAAAGTTATGGCTATAATCCAGAGACTAAAACAATGCGGATGAAGAAGTTGTCTCATCTTTCATTGTCAGAATTTTATGGAGTAAACGATGTGGAATTTCCAAAAGAAATTTATCAATGTGTGCGAAAGATTATTGAAACCTTGGATAGTATTGGCATCGATTACCCTGATATCACCCCATATAATTTCATTGAAGATGACAAAGGAGAAGTTTGGATTGTAGATTTTGAACACGCTACACTTCGCGAAGAAGATCAGCCACGCAATGAATTTATGGAGAAATTTCTGAATGGACACAATGGATGGAATCCGATTTATATGCCATAGGGGGCAAGCCAACGCACGCATAGCGTGCTAACCCGCGCCATAGGCGCTTGCCCTATAACCCCCTTGTTTGGGGCGAGCCAACGCACGCATAGTGTGCTAACATATTCATTTTAATATAAACATAATATAACAATTATTTTTTAATGCCAAATGTTACTGGTCCAATAGAAATGGTTTTATTAGAGAAGGATGATAGAAAATATTTGCTTATTGCTGATAGACATACCCCATGGAATGAAGGTGGATGCCCTCCATCAATTACATCAGAGATTTTGCCTGAATATTTATCAAGACTATTTAGAGAAAATCCACAAAATCAATGGGATTTTTATATAGAACAAGGTGTATTTGAGGTTGATGAAAAGCAAAAAGATAGAGTAAGATTTCTCTCAAATACAAAAAGTCAAATATCTGCCGAATATTTAAAAGAATTGAGACAAATTTACCAAAACAATTTACAAAATGCTGTTGATTCTATGACATTAACATATGATTATTTTCGCAGCCAAGGCTGTTTTTTTATTGATGAATCCTCAGCTAATAAAAATCCCCCTAGTTGTAATAAGGATTTTTCTAATGTGCGTTTCCATTTTATAGATACACGCCAAGCTAATTTTGGTGAATGTAAAGTTCCTACTTTAACTAAATATAATGGAATAGGATTCAATGGCAAGTTATTATATGAGGGATTATTTGATGTTGTTACAAAAATGGCGTGGGATACTCGTGATGAATTGACCGAACTATTAAATGACTACGTAGATAATTATTTTTATCAGGTGAATGCTGTTTTAAAATGTTTAGGAGAGAGAAAAGTCCGAAAACAGCTTGAAGCTTCTGTAATGAGTAAAGAACTAGAAGAATATTTTGTACCCGCAATAGGAATTATTAGTATTGTGTTAAATGCTATTCAAAGAAGAATGGCGCCAGAAGGTAGGGAAATAGCTTACACAGTTTTATTATTTGTGGATAAAGTGATGCCAGAGTTAGATAATTCATTAAAAAGAGGTCACCCCGTAAAAATTAATGGACTTATTTCCGAAACAGGTGGTATATTAAATGGAAAAATAGGAACGTTAATTAGTCCAAATGAAGATGGAACTCGTTGGTTAGTACAAGTGATGAATAATGGAAGTATGGAAACAAAGGCGTTAAAACCTGATAATATAACTGTTTTAACTTATAGTTCGTTATATATTCAAAGTGAAGCTATAAATGAATCATTGGGAAATCAAATTATTGGTGGAATGCCCGACATAGTTGAAAATAAATTGTTTGGAATAGATTATCGTCGAGATTTACTAGATAAAATTAATAGCTCGCCTTACATAAAACTGAGTACTGGTGTTGAATTGAATGAATCAGGTGAATTAAGTAAGGTTTTATTTGAGGGGCAAAAACTTATTATGGATATGTATGCGTTAGGACGCATGACAAAACCTTATAATAAAAATGTGGTCTTGCTTGCTGGATATTTACATATGAAAAATTATTTGAATTTTTTTACCAAAAATGGTTTCAGTGTAAAATGGAATGGCAAATCCCAACCGATGAATCCTAAATGTATTGAAGTACCACAATGGGATTATACACAAGGTAGTTCTTCAACTTCTTCGTATGTTCCAATACAGGCAAGTAAACCTTGGCATCATCCCTTAACTAAATATTTTGGCTTAAAAGGAGGAAAACCAACTCCACAATCGTGTTGTAATCATACAAGAAAAGCCAAGAAATGTGTTAGAAAAGATGGAAAACTTTTCTCTCTTCCAAGGAAATTTACAAGGAAGCAATGTAGTGAAAAACGCAAGCAAGGTTATTCGATGAATGCATCTTGTGCTCCATATAAGAATTGTAAGAAGACAGAGAGAAAAGTAATTAGGACAAGAAAGAAAAGATCAAAAACTAAAAAGCAAAAATCCCCACAATTTCTCTATCATATAGACAAGAGTTTCGATGTGTATATTGATAAAAATCCCAAGGATACAATTCCTATAAAGTATTCTAGTTTGGAGGATGTGAGAAAAACTATTAAAAAATTGGAGCGATTGTATAAAGCAGGAAAATATAGCCATAAACGCATTTGGCAAGTCGGAATGATTATGAAAGTTCGTTTAGATGCTATAAAAAAGCACCATCCAGATGTTGGGGGAATAAATCAACGACAAAAATTGGCGAAAAAGTATTTCAAATTTTTGGGAGAACGCACAAAAACAGTTAAATCAGAGAGAAAAAAGATGGTATTTACACCTTTGAACAATTAAAACGCCGACCCTGTCGGCATTTATCAGTTACAAAGATAACAGTAACCACGCACATTTTATGTGCGAAGGTGTAAAATGTGATTAAAATTATAAATTAAATGGTATGAATAATTTATAATTTAATGTTTGCGGGTCTTTCTTTTGCCTTTGGCTTTGCGGGACTTGCCTTTGGCTTTGCGGGACTTGCCTTTGGCTTTGTGTGACTTGCCTTTGGCTTTGTGTGACTTGCCTTTGGCTTTGTGTGACTTGCCTTTGGCTTTGCGGGACTTGCCTTTGCTCTTATTTTTTTTCCCTGCCTTATAAGCCTTTTTAGTTATATTATCACTGACAATATGCGTACCATCGGGTAATTTTCCTAAATCAAAATCATCATGTTCAATATTATGCTTGTTTTTGTATAATCGTCGCTGGATTGGATCTTGAACTAGTTGTAAACCTTCTAATGGCATAACTGGTGGTTTTGGAGTTTCTTGTCTTAAAACTGTTGGTGGTGCTGGTGCTGGCTGCGCTAAGCGACGAGCTACCATCTCTTCCTCTTCCTCTTCTCTCTCCGGCGCTTCAATCGTTCTTTCTATAGTTTTAAACCGTTCTTCGTTCTTCTGGGTTTGCGTTTTTTGTTTTCCCCATCCTTTCCACTTGCTTTTAACTGGTGTTGGCTTAGTTGCTAGGTTTGGTGTTGGTGTATCTGCTACTTTTGGGGCGCGTGGTGTTTTCAATGTAGAACGAGGAGTTTTTCTATCAAGTATATCTAATTCATCACAACAGTCCCCCCAGACTTCTATACTTTTTACAGGTTTTCCATTTAATAATGTATGTGTTGTTTGATGATCACAATTCTTATCCAATTCAAATCTATTTTGTATTCCTCCTTGTCTCAATCTAACACATGTTCTTTGATCAGCTGTTAATTCGTTTAATCGTCTTTGTCTTTCTAAATCAGGTTTACTCATTTTATATATATTATAATCCCAAAAAAATTTTATATAAAATTCAAAGACTACCAATCAATAGGTTCTTTTAAAAGCGAATTAATTTTGGAGAATGGTTTAGACCCTAAAAAGGGGGGATATTCCTTATAGGTTTTGTTAGCGCTTAGAGGAGACGGATGCGAGCTAACAATCATTTTTTCTTCTTCTACGTTGGCATCAACCAATTGTTTGTGGGCAAACGCACCCCATGCTATAAAAAGGCACTGCTTGTTATTTTGCTTTAAGTGTTGAATAATATAGCGAGTAAGGGGTAACCAATATTTCATATGTGAACCAGCTGTTCCTTCACGAACAGTGAGTGATGCGTTCAGCATAAGCACGCCTTGTTTAGCCCAGTGTTCCATGGATGATTCAACAAGATCTTTTCCAATATCAGCAAGCATTTCCTTTTTGATATTGCGGAGTGAGGGCGGGATTTTTTCACCCTGTGGTACACCAAAACATAAACCAATTGCTTGACCGGGACCGTGGTAAGGGTCTTGTCCCATTAGGACGAGTTTCGTATCTTCCGGATCAAAATAGTGAAAACATCGGAATATATTTTCTCGCTTTGGATACAAAATTTCATCTTGGTTAGTATTCTTTTCTAGAAGTTCCCAAGCACTTGGTGAGGATTCAGCGAATTTAAGAATGACATTCTTCCATTGTGTGGGAATGTATTGAACTTCTGAAAGTAGATTCATTATAATTAGTAATGAGCGTAATAATTATATGTTTATCAATTTTATATAATTATTAATGAAATACTTGATATATGAATTATTTTCCGGAGTTGGATTTTATAATCAACTTTTCTCTCTTGAAACAGCAATATATTTGGCTAATATTACAAATCGTAAATTAATTTTACTAGTTAGAAATCCACTTTGTCATTGTGGGCGCGCTTCTTGGGATTACGGACACTTTTTAGATTTTTTTTCTGATGATTATAAGCAGTATTTACCTCATGGAATTGAGGTGTATTATAAAATGATTCCTGATGATATTACAAGTATTATAAATTCTTCTGAAAAAATTATAAAAAAAAAATTTTCGCAAATTGTTATTGTTGATAGTGAATTAGACACTCATGATAATTCATTAGATATTAAAGAATTTTGTAATTTTAGAACAAAAATAAGTATAGATTTTAACAGTATTAAATCAGATTATATTTACATTTGTAATTCTAATGCTTCAAGATGTTTCTATAATTTTTACACTAATAAAAATAATTATATAATTATGTCAAAAATTGCCGAGTCATTAACAAAATTAAACAAAAGATTTAGTGAAATATTTCAAATATTAATTAAAAATATACAACATATAGATAATTCCTTAGCAATTCATATAAGATTTGGAGATGTCAAACATAGTAAGGAAATTATAGATAAAAATACGATTAATTACTATAATTCTATAAAAGAAAAAATAAGTGATAAGAGGGATGAGATTATTATTATGGCTGATAGACAAGATGGAGAGTTATTGGAATTATTAGAAAAAGATTACGAAATAATATTTACACATAAAATTATAGATGATAGCGAAAATATTTTACAAGATTATTTTCCAGAAATAAAAAAATTAAATGTGATAAAATTTTTATTGGAAAAAAAAATATGTGAAAAAGCATATAAATTTATAGGAAATATTGGTAGCACAGTTTCTAATCATATTCAATATTCTAGGTACATCAATAATAAAAATAGTAATTGTTATTTAGATAAATCTATAACGTTTAGTAATTTTAATACCGATAATAATAATAGTTATACTTGGAAAAATAATGGTTACGTGGGAGGAAATATAGGATGGAAAGTTTATTTCCCAGAAAACGTAAAAATAAAACCAGTTAAGATAATAACATTAACTAATGACGGCTATATTGATTTGACTGAAAATTTATTGATCTCAATGCAAAAATTAAATATAGAAAAATTATTGAAAATTTATTGTATTGGTGAAAAGTCATATAACTATTTTAAAAATAAATATAGTGAAAATGAAGTTGAATTAGTTGATTTAATTAATAAATCAGAAACAGTAATACAAAATTGGATTGAGTATAGATCTATACAAAGCAAAGATGAAGAAGGGAAAAAAATATGGAGTTCAATAACCTCATATAAATTTTACTCTATACATAAAGAATTAATGCAAGGAAATAATGTTATTTTTATAGATGGCGACATTGTTTTTGAAAAGAATCCATTTGATTATTTACAAAATGAAATCGGTGATAATGATATATTAATTCAAAATGATTTTCAAACAAATGATAATTGTGGAATGTGCACCGGCTTTTTTTATATGAAATCTAATGAAAAAACATTAAAAATAACAAACTTTTCTGAAATACGGAAAAATTTAGATACCTTTAATAATGATCAACAATATTTAAGGAGATTTAATAAAGAGCTAAATGTAAAATATTTAGATTTAAATCTGTTTCCAAATGGAAAATATTGGAGAGATAAATTGCCATCATCACCATATATCATACATTTTAATTATGATACTTCTAAAATGAAAATTATTAGAATGAAAAAATATAATAAATGGTATATTAAAAATATTATATAAAATATTTTTATATATAAATGAATTCTAAACTATTTGGAACAACATATGGTGGATTTTATTATCCTGAGGATTTAAAAGAATTAGATGAAAACAGTATAATTTATTGTTTTGGTGCTGGCGAAGATATAACTCACGATGTTATTTTATCATACACGTTGAATTGCAAAGTACAAATATTTGATCCAACGCTAAGAGCAATTGAACATGTTAAGTATGTTAAAAACGTCTTAGCAAAAAAAGAATGTCCAATAGATAGTAAACGATTTGGTGGTGGTGATCCAGATTATTGGAAAATAATTTTATCGCATCCAGCTAATGCGGAAAATTTAGTTTTGAATGAGTATGGATTATATACTAATGATACTAGTATACCATTTTATTTTCCGAAAAATAAAAATCATGTTTCTTGTTCTATTAAAAAAATAGGAAGAACTGAAGAAAATATAACAGTCGAAGTGAAATCACTCAACACTATAATGAAAGAGTTAAATCATGATCATATTGATTTGTTAAAAATAGATGTAGAAAATATAGAATGTGATGTTTTAGAAAAAATGTTATACGATAAAATTTATCCAACGTATCTTTCAGTCGACTTTGATTTAATGAGACATGATAGAAATAGATGTAAAGAAATTATTAACAAATTAATTAATTGTGGCTATAAAATAATAAAACAAAGTGGGCAGGATTTTTCTTTTGTTAAATATAAAAATCTAAATGTAATTAGAAAAATTAATGAATTTAGTAATATAACGTTATCTGAGTGGCAAAAAAAAATAAAACCACTAAATGAAATTATAGTTCAAGCATCAAATAAAGATGGAAAAAGCGTAAATGAACATTATGATTTCTCAATTGGAATGCATTATAGTTATTGTAATTTAAGTGAAGATGAAAAAATTAATTTTCAATTTGGTCCTCATAATAAATTAGTCCTATGTGCTATGGCAACATCAACTGATAAAAAGAGACGTGGTAAATGCAATATAAATAGAGGTAAAATATTGGGAACTTTGAAAAATAATAATATATCTAATAAAAAATTTGATAGTAATTCATATTTTAATAATTTAGCTGATTATATGTTTATTATTTCTCCTGAGGGTAATGGCATAGACTGTCATAGACATTATGAAGCATTATTATCTGGAACTATACCTATTATTGAAGACAATGAACATATGCGTAGAAAATATATAAATTTACCAATATTATATACAAAAGATTATTCAGAGATAAATGAAGACTATTTGAAAAACAAATATGAAGAAATGATTAATAAAAAATATAATTTTTTCAATTTATTTTTATCTAATCAAACAGAGGAAAATCAAAAAATAATTAAACAGTTTGGAAATTATTGGTGTAAGAAAAGAAACGGTGTAAATTATTATTTATAACAGTCAACAACAATAGACATCGGTCTATATGGATTTTTTACTCTATTATCATGATCAGGTGTTCTTGATATATACCCTTTTCTATAATCTATTTTATTTGTAATAGAGTTATTATTTTCATCATAGTAATGTAAATAGTTTATTTTATTATTTGAAAAGTTGGTTGATTCTAATAATGATTTAACAGAATTAAAAACTGGAAACCAAACATGTCCTCCTTTAATTACTTTTTTGTTAGTTCTATCATATCTACCACCACCACCTTTGTCAAATATTATATTTCCATTACTATCTTTTTCTGAACGATTATATAAAACATCGCAATTATAATCAGGCATTGATAAACGAAATAGTCCTCCTGGTTTTAATATTCTAAATATGTCATCAATAGAATTTTTTAACATATTATATTCAATATGTTCCATTACGTCTTCCGATTGTACTATATCAACAGTATTATCGTTTAAAGGTATTGGTGTTGTAATATTATGTTGTATATGAGTTTTATTGTCCTGTCGTAAGGATAGTCCTATAAACGGTATATTTGTATAATTGGGTCTTTGTTTTGGCATGTCTCCACAATACAAGAAAATCTCAGCATTATTGATAATATCCTCAAATTTCATAATATATATATATATATATATATATTATGCAACCGCATTTATCAAAAAATGATAAAAATTTATTTTACAAATATTAATGTTTATTTTGAATATGGGTCAGGTGGAAGTACATACCAGGCAAGTATTAGAAAAAATATTAAAACCATTTATTCAGTAGAAAGTGATATTACATGGCAGAAAAAATTAAACAAAAAAATTACAAACCCTAATGTTAATTATATATATAATGAAATGGATTCAAAGCAAAATACTTGGGGTTATCCAGGAGAAAATGCCACTAATATACAAAAAATAAATTATAGTGTAATCAGATAACAAGATTAAGTAAAGAAGAACAAGATAGTATTGATTTAGTCTTTATTGATGGAAGATTTCGTGTTGCTTGTTGTTTAAAATGTTATCATATCATTAAAGATGATTGTCAGATTGTGTTTGATGATTTTTTAAATAGACCAAACTATCATATTGTATTAGAATATTTTGATATTATAGAAAAAACAGATGATAATAGAATGGTTATTCTCAAAAAGAAAAAAATGTAAATATTCCAAAAAAACTTATAGAAGAATATGAATTAATAGTAAGTAAGGCTATGTTAAAATGATCCAGAGGGTTAAATTAATTCATTATCTATTATTTTTTTTAATTTACCATTATTTCGCAAAGAAATAGCTATCATATGATCATTTCCTGGATGCTCTATAATTTGACAATTTTCCGATAATAGGTATTCAGCATGTTTTTTATCAATACCTTTATTTCCATTAATGCTATAATGAATATCTATTTTTGATTTAAAAGGTTGAAAATTTTTTAAATCTAATGATTTTTGATATATTTCATTATCCTTATTTAATGATGTTAACCATTTACACGTATTTGGCGCATTATAAATATCGTGTATTAATGTCTCTTTTTTTTTATTAATAACAGTTTGTGGACTAAATGCTATTATCTTATCAAAATTTAATTGACTGCCATATAAAATTGCTGCAAATCCACCTGCTGAACAACCCAATGCTATTATTTTTTTATATTTTTTAACATTAACTAAATTTCTTATTAATTTTAATGTTTCATCGTAATTTTTTGATGAATTAAGTAATCCTGTAATATAATAACGCATTTTTAGATCTCTTAGAAATAATTTATCTAAATTATTATAACTTTTTAAAAAATTATAAAATATAAAGGTTGGTGGAGATTTTTTCCATCCCATACCTGCAAATGATACAAGTAACATATCAGAATTATTATCTTCGAATATATAATCATCTTTTTGTGACCATTTATGATTATTATGCAAATCAGAATAATCTATGTCACCTAATGATGTATAATTTATTTTTACATAAGAATTTGTAAGAATTGGTTTATAATTTAAGTAATTAACATTATTGTTTCTTGATAATTTTTTCTTCATTCCTTCATCATCGAAATAAAATGATATTAATACTTTTCGATCTCCACTTGTTACTGGATATACACCATGAAGTAAATTAGATTTAAAAACAATAACTTGTCCTTTTTTTAATTTAATTTTTTTATTTAAATCTGGAAAATGCAATTCTCCCCCTTCATAATCATTTTCTTCTGATAACATAGATACACTTGATGTTATACGATAATTAGTATCTCCTGCTGAATCAGTATGTAAATTATAAAAACCTTTATTATCAGAATTATAATGTCCAATTTTCCATTTTTCTCTGTATTTAATATCACTAAAATTTATTTTTATGTCATCATATAAATTTTCATAAAATATATCATCTATTTTTGATAATAAATCAGAGTTTGTGATATATAAATCTCTACGCCGTTTTTGATCTAGATTTATTCTATTTCCTACTTTTCCATTAACGAAATTCTTTTCATTAATTGATTTTAATATATAATTAATATTATCATCATTAAAAATATTATTATAAATCTTAAAATTCATTTTTTATTAATGATAATATTTTTAATAATTATTTTGAACTTAAACTTCACAATAATGAAGCAGAACAATGTTATAGTAATCATCTTTTAATGGTTCTCTAAAATGTATATGATCTTGTCCACAAAACATCATCATTCCACCTGCTTCACAATCAACACTTATACATTCTGAAATTGGTGGTGTAAAATCATAGCGACCCTTAAATTTAACCGGTTGCTGTTTTTTGTGGAAATAAATAGGCCATGATGAATCTTCTGGTTTATCAATGAGAAAGGAAACTGTATATTGACAATCTTCTCTGTCTGTATGAGCTGGTAAATCGGAATCTTTTACATAAGCCGATAAATATGTGTAGGTTGGTCGTAAGTCCTTGCCAACTATTTTTTCTATCAGTGGAAGCATTTCGTAGTGGAGAAATCTTGAAATAGGTTCATTATGG